GCAATTCAGGTTGTGCTATACTACCTGATACTAACGCTCTAGCTGCACCTAATGGTGACATTATGCAAACGCTAACTGACTAAATAGATATGGTGTTGTATTACCTACAAATAAAAATGTAAGTATATCTATATTTCCTGCTCCTGTCGATAGTGTTAGTCCTCCACCACCTACAGTTTTAGCAGTTGCCTCTCCGCCACCATTAACTGTTATTGCATCTATGTCCATTGTTCTACCACCTGTACCATCTTGTGTAACAACTAAAGTAAATGTTGATATTCCTGATGTTGGTACATTTGTAAAATCTATATCATCAACAGCTGTGTCTATTGTAAGTGTGCCTGTATTACCATTTGCTAAATCTATAGCAAGTTCTGTTTGTGATGTAACAACTTGTGTTGTTTCATTATAATCTTTTAATACTGCTGCTGATATTGTTTGATCTCCACCTGTTACAGCACCTGATAAAGTAACAGCACCTAATGTTTTATTTGTTAATGTCGCTGTTTCTGCGTCCACATAATTTTTAACTGCTGCTGATGTAGGTATAGTTGTATCATTATCATTTGATGTAATTGTTTCTGTTTCTGTAACTAAGCTAGCTGCTGCTATCTCTGATGTAGTTAATCCACCTACATTAAGTACACCAGATGAAGCAGTTAAACCTGTTCCATCAATACCTGCAACAAGATCAGCAACGCTTTCTCTTTTAACTTTGTTGCTGTCGTTTGCGTCTCTTATAAATATTTCATCATTAGCTACATCTACTGCGCCTGCAGCAACGTCAAATACAACTTCTCCTGCTGTACCGCTTGAATATGTTGTATCAACAACTTTACCTAATGCGTCAAAAATATCTTCAAAGTGTTGCTTCATTGGTGCAACACGAACTTTAGATCCTGATGGGTGTGTTAAACCAGAACCTGCTGCGGATCCACTAAGGTATCTATTGTCTGCAGTAGTTGTTGTAAATGATGTACCTGTAGGTTGTGTGAGAGGTAACCATTCTCACCATAAAACCGAACAATATTTAATATGTACCCAAGGTAGTGTAGATGTTTTTTTAGATGATGGTTACAATACTAAAACAATTAATTTAAATAAGAATGAAGGTGTTTTAATCCCTTACTTGGTTTGGGATTCACAAAAATTTCTAACTAAAAATACAGAAATATTAGTTATTTGTTCTACAGAATATGATATTAATGATTATATATTAACTTACGATGAATTTATAAAAGCTATTGAGAATAATGGATAAAGGAAAAATAAGTTTAGTGTTGACCAATTATAATAGATATGATGCTATTATAAGATTAATTAATAATGTTACTTTATTTGATGAGGTGGTGATTAATGATGATTGTTCGGAAATTTCTATATTTAATAGATTAAAAGATTTTTGTGA